TGTTCACGTTTTACTTGCATTTCTTCACGTTTAATGGACATTTTATCCCTTTCAAGACTTTGTTTATTAGTCTCCTGTTCACGTTTAAGCCCCATAGTGTCTGAATATTCTTGTTGACTTTGAATCATTTGCAATCTATTCATGTAATCATCGTCTCCCGTATCGTCAGGATATCCTGCAGCTCTAATTTGATCGCCAAGTATTTTAGCTTCACGATCTTTTTGATTTTCACTGGCTTCAAATTGACGAATTCTTTCTGCCTCTTGAGCTTGAGCTTGTAACATTTGCTCTTGTAACTTGGCTTCATGCTCTTGTTGAGCTTGTTGTTGTTTTTGAAATTTCAATTCGCTTTCACGTAATGCATCAAGTATATCAGATGGTGTATCTAATGTAAAAATTCGACCAAGATCGAATATACTTGCTCCTGTTGTATTGTTTTCAATAGCAAGTTGTTCAAGTTTACGCTTGAGCTCTTTCTTTTCAAAAGATGTTGTACAGTAAATATCGATTTCTCTTGGAAGTAGATCTATACCATCGGGCATTTGCCAGATGATTTCGTCATCATCTTCATTAATGTACGATAGTGTTACAGATCCTTTAGATGTATAATATTGGGCAGCGCTTAGCATAAGCTCCCATACCCTGGGCATAAGGAAATCAGAGTGTTGTGTAAAATATTTTTCTGTTTGAGCATAGCTGTTGTTAACAGCTGTTTGAGTACCAGTAGCAGTTTGTTGTGAGTTTACAGTACCTAAACGCTCTGGTGTAATACCTATAGCTGCAAATGCCTCATTCTTAAAGTATAAGGAGAGTTGGATCTTACCTAATAGACGTTCTGTTTGAGAGGCGTCGATTTTTTGAAGTCCGTTAAAGTGCGTACTAACCTCTGTATTTTGTAAAGATGTGTCTAGTGGCAGCATTTGAAAGTTTTTCATAGCTACATATGCCTTAGTGAGGTTATTTGGACCCCAATCTTGCCCCATACTGTGTTTAGGTATCATATTTTGATCAATAATGATAACAGTACCCAGTTCGTCTATAAGAATATCAGAAATTTGATTGTTAACAAAGTTGTAGCTTACCTGGAAGGGCTTAACTCTGTCCACAGGAGAGCTATCAAAAAAGACAGTACCTTCTATAGGAATGGCACAGCCATAAATAGAACTGTTACTTTTGAATTGGTATGGAAGACGATCTGGTCTTTTTTTGCTCCCAATGCCCAGATAAATAGGATCCTGGCCGTTTACAGTGCTTTGTATGATAGTAGAAGGTAGGTTGCGTCCTATTTTAACACCGCCCCACACTTCATTTATCCAAATCCAGTCTATATGCTCGCCATAGACTAGATTATCTTTAGTTTTCTCTTTATAAAACGTTGTGTCATAGATAGGATCTACAGTTATCTCAAAGTCTTCAGATATAATTGCCTGCATTAGCTCTCCATTTTCATCTATCTTGGAAAGATGCCCCACTCTCTTTTGACTTTTCCAGTAGCCTGTGGTAACACGCAGTAAACTTCTATCTGCTTCTGTATTACCAGCACCTAGCATTTGGTCAAGGGAAGTAGACCTACCTCTTCTAGGTCCACCAAAAGTGTCCTCAAACGCCATTAATTGTTTGTATTGTAAAGATCCACCACGCTGATTATCCAGATAACTCTTTGTTGTATCGTAATAAGACCCGTCATTAGGAAGATTTAAAAGGAACGAAGCATTTCTGTCAGGAAATATAGATTCCAGAGACTTAATTTCATCTTCATCCATTTTCCAGCCAAACGTATCTATTACATCAGCTATAGTCATAAGCTCTATATAGCCTGCAAAATTACCTTCGGATATATAGCCCCCTCCAGGAGACATATGATAGAACACATGTCGTGGATCTAAAAGACGAGGTTCATAATCATCCTCGAACATTTGTATTTCCCAAAATTCCTGATTGGTTATTATAGCATCGCGGAAAGCGCCCATTTCCAGCTCATCCATTCTGAAACGCGCCCTGTCTGATTTAATACGATGATTAGCCCACTGTTCCGCTACGTTTTGATAACTCTTTCTTATAAACTTTTCTACATCAGGAAGGCTTTGAATATTCTCCATGCTAAGCATTTGCTGAGCTTCTTCGCTTTCCATGTCCTCCCCCATATCAATAAGATTCTGAACAATTTCCATTTGAGCCTGCTGGATCAGAATATCATTAACAAGTTGTTTCTTTTTGTCCAACTTTTCATTAACACTCAACTCATCTACAGCATATGCTGTTACACGATTGTTGCGTTTAAGAAACTCCCCTACAAGGAGGTCAACTATATTGGGAATAATCGGATAGAACTTAAGTTCGGTCAAAGAGTTAGGGTCAGATTGACGAGACAGTACATCTAGAATATCTTTGTTCTCGTTCATTTCATCCTGACAATAGTCTGCTCTATCAATAATGCCTTCAGCTAATTGATAATTCTTATTGAGCCGTCTGTATTTAAGTTGTATTTGTTCTATACCCTGGCGTTCAAGCCAGTCCATGGCGTGGGCTCGCCAAGTGTTGTCCTTGTCTTTGTAGGGCAACATCTGAATAGGCTGAATCAAACTAACGGCTGGTGAACTGAATCCGCCATCCTTAGATTTGTAGCCTTGTAGCAGTTGAAAAGCTGATACTACTTGCATTAGCGCATATTTTTAAACGGACTTCCCTTGGATAGTCCGCCGATATTAGAGAAGGGGTTCCTTGATAATTTATACAAATCTTGTGACTTTTTGAAATTTTCTTCGTATGTTATGGTCTTTTTGTAGCCGCGACTGGCTAATTGAAGGTTTCTGAACGCTATTAATGCCGCGAAGGTCACAAGACGGTCAACGTTCAAACCTTCACGATATTGAAGCATCTCTTCAAGTAAGGTACGATCAGTTACACGCTCAATACCATAGTGAGTTTTAACTGCAGTTCCATCCGGAAGTAGCTCTTGGTCAATAATTTCTTTCGTATACTCTACTGCGTATGAAATCAAATGATTATGAAACATTCCACCTGTATTTTTCCAACCATAGGCTTGATAAGACATCTTATTTCCTTCAAGCTCTTTAAGAAACAGTACCTGATCTTTAGGTACCAAGTACTTTTGTTTCTTTTTCATTATCATATAGTTAATGAAAAGGGATACGTTTGCTTCTACAAGAGTCCAACAGTTGTACATTTCAATAAGCATGCGGGCTAAATCATGTGTATCGTTGATATCGTCATAACGCCCAGTCCAGGATGCTACAAGTTTGTCTCCTTTTATACTGCTTTTAGCTCCATCTTTCCCGATTGTAACATCTTCTGTAGGCATTTTATAGATCTGCAGACAAAAGAGTGATTCAGAAGTAGTTGTTTTACCTTCTCCTACCGGGTCAATTGATCCATAGTATATCCCCCAATCAGGATTATCTGGAGGTCTTTCGTGGACTATAATACAACCGCGTTTATCTTCTATTTTCTTATCTGTTGGAAAATTCAAAGGAAAACGACGAGAGTCTTTAAATTTTGGCTTACCATTCTCTTCATATATATCAAGATATTCTATAAGTATTTCGTTGTCATCTAATCTCTTCATTTGTCTTTGAACCAAATGTGGAGGAAATACAGACTCAGTACGATAGTCAAAGGCTTCTTTGATGTTGATAGGGTGCTGAGATACAGAATACTGATACTTCTCAGGTGTATAATCCTTTTTCCATTTTTCTCTTTCAACAGCTATAGCTTCAAGAGACTCTTTAATCATAGAGTTACCATACTTATCAATATAAGGAGGCATACTCCACTGTTCTGGGATAAAGAGACCTGTAGTCCCCTCAGCCCAATTTTCATCCATGAGTTTATGAGTAACTGACATGAAGTCTCCACCAGGACGTAACATCATGTCTTTCATAGGCTCGCACATGTCTAATTCACCTACAGAGCCTGCTAAAATGAAAACTCCGGTTGTTACCATGCCGGATTGCATCGATGGTTTAATGAAAAAGAAAGTTCTATCTGCTTTTGGTGCGATACCACCTTCTTCATGAAAGAAATAAGTACATGGACCACCTACACCAGCATCAGCTCTTTTTTCAAAACTCGTTCCTACAATAATTGACTTATTCCCGCGATAACTCTTTTTACCATCAGGGGTAGTTTCTTCTATTCTCTGCTGCCAGTTAAGAACTTTATCTGGCGTACATGGTCGATACCATGCTGTATATTTATGTAAAAAATCCCGGTATTCATTAAAGAACCTCCAGGACCCTTTTAAGTTAATATAATCTTCACGTGCTGCACCTATTTTAAGAATGGAACCTCTTTCAAACCAAAAACTATTAATCAATTTAGCGACGTGGAAATAGGATGATGCAATCTGACGTTTCTTTAGGATAACACAGTGTTTGTAATTTAATTCAGCTAAAAGCTCGTAGAGAGCCATATGATACTGAACGTCACGTACTTTTGCAAAACCAAAGTCAGATATCTCTTTATTGTAGATAGGAAGAAAGTTTAACCACATATAATAATCCCGGGTAAGGTACCATGTGTTATTTTCTCCTATAAATATTACACCGTTTCTGCATTTTTCTTTTTCTGCATCCCAGTAAGTCCTAAAATCTTTACTTTTGAAAGCTGAATTACAATAATACTTACGAGAATCAAAAATCTGAGCTTGCTCATTAAATTTCCACGCAGTTTCATCAAATTCATATAAACCAGGTTCTTTAAATAGAGGTGTTACAAATTCTTTAAACTCTTCAAGAGTTCCAAATTCAGTTGTACCCCAGTTGTCGTTCGAAGAGTTGTAGATGGGGACGTTAAGAGGGAATTTATATACCATTAGTCTTCAGCATCATATGCCTCAAAAGCTCCACCTCGTATGCGGGATTTCTGGAGTTCTTCTTCAGCAAGTTTTTCAAATTGTCTAAAACTCACCATGGACTTTGCTAAATTGTTAATTTGAGCTTGAAGATGAGGAACGTTACTGTTCTTTCCATCATCTCGCACTTGGGCTGTACGTGCATATTTTCCAAGGTTTTCCAGGAGAGCTTTATTGTCTAAATAGTACCTGTAACTAGGTGTTATATAAAAAGATTCTAATTTTTTACGGGCAGATATTATAACTTCATCTTCCGGGGAATATTCTCCTGGAAAATCATTAAATAAAACTTCTTCTTTGATCTCTTCTTCAATGTTGTTATATGGACTATAAGGATCACAGAGATTACGAAGATAAAGTAAAGGCGGTTCTGGATCACTATACCCCTCATACACAGCTTTCAGTTCCGGTATAGAGAGAATGTGCTCGTTTACTATAAGTCTTCCATTCTCAATGTCGAATATTTTAGGGGCCATTAATAATTTTTTTGTAGTAATTGGTAGGCAAGTTGCAACATTGCCTCTTTTGGAAGATAGACTTCCTGATATTTTCTCTTGCCATGCTCTAAAGAGGATTTACGTATAATCCTCATTCCTCCGGATTTGTCATAAGTGAGTATCATTGTGTAATCATGCTCAGATACCTTCACAGAAAAATCATTTTTTTCGCGTTCTTTCATTTTTTATTTTTATAATGATCGATCATACTCTTCACAACACTCTGCAAATCAGGAAGAATATATGGTTGGATGTTGGATACTTCTCCTTCGTTATCAAACTGGATGTGTAGCAATTCTAATTTGCCAATCTTCAGCAGCGGATTATTCTTCCTGATTATATATGCATACGTGTTAAGTTGCAGAGCGTACGTCCAGTAATTGGAGTTTGGTATACTTGAGATAGGGGGTAAAAGCCTTTCTTCTACTCCTTCCCAGTTTACATATCCGTTCATTTTAATTTCTTTGTTGGTCTTCCAGTCCTTTATATTTATCA